AGCGCCAACAACGCCTTTATCGGCTTCGATGAAAGCGAAGACAAGTTTACGATGGGCACCGGCACCTTCACAGGTGCCAGCACGGGCAACCTTAGTATCACAAAGGGTACGCTCGTTGCGGACATCGAAAGCAGCAAGCTCATTGCTACGAATACTACAACTAACACCGGCACTGCTGCCGCCATCCAAATCGGCGCAAGCACAGACTGGACGGTGCTAGTGACTGCAGCAGACGAGCTTGTGTTCCGGCACAACGGTGACGCAAAAATGTTGCTGACTACGGGTGGACACCTGAAAGTATCAGGTGACATTACGGCATTTTCTGACTTGACCAGCTACGACGGATCGTAAAGATGGCAGTAGGTTCCGGAACAGGTAATACGATTTCGTTCTCAACGATACGAGATTTTTACGGAGATACTAATCCTGTATCTATTTCTGATTTCAATCGTAACACTTCAAATAACACTCTTGTAGATGCTACTTTTGTTGGAGCGTCTACTGCCACTACCGGAACATCAAGCCAAACCGTTGACGACTTTGCGGTCACAGTCACAGAGGTGGATGGCAGTTTGGTCAACTTGACTACATCTGGTTCTAATCAAGCTAACGCTCCGTTCCCTATCAATACTTCGACTGCATCTTTCACGCTACTGAATACAACCTCATATGTGAGTTGCACTATTAGTGGCAATGGGACAGGCACCTTTTTCATCAACGGTTCACAAATCGGAAGTGTGAATGTAGACCCAGAAGTTGGCGGTGCGAGTTTCAGCATTCGTGGGCCACAGTTTGTTTCGGGCGATAGAACTTTATCAGTCAATACAGCTTTCAGCGCAGGGGATGTTTTGAGCTTTAGCTGCACGCAACAATGTTCATCCGGCAGTTCTATACATGGCGTACGCGCCATCGAACACGACATTACCTTCCAGAACAACAGCAGCACAGGCGACACATACAATCTGACATCTAACTCGACAGGGGGCAGCAGCAAAACAGCGTATGCCGCTGGCGACAGTTTCTTAGCCCAAAACAATGGTAGCTCTAATCAATTTTTGCTTGCTTACGACAGTGTAACTGGCAGCGGTAGTGGCACTGCTGGAGATATAGGAGTGACGGTTGCGAGTGGTAGCGCGCTTGCCGGTCAAACAACCACCAACCCGGCAACCGCGCCGTCAACGTCAGGCATTAGCTTTACCAATGTGACCGCGACCACACTCCACTTCAATGATGAGGAGAACCAAAATGTTCAGATTCTTAGAAATGGGGTGCAAGTCGCCAGTGGGTCTGCAGGGAGTTCAGCATCTGCATCCGCGACCTATAATGGAACTATTACGTCTGGAGACGTTTTCTCTGCTACGGGAAGTGGCTCAAATGGCACAACGCTAAGAATTAATTTCACCACTCCGACTAAAAGCATTACATATCAAAACAACGGCTCTTCTAGCATTACGTTAGGATCGAGTTCAACAGGGGGAGCAAGAACCATAGCTGCAAGTGCTAGTGCCACTGTTCAATCGGGCGGGTCTACTAACAACGAAAGCTGGGCCGTGCATTTTAACACCGGCAGCGGTGACTGCAACGTCGGTATACCCACCACTATAGGCGCAGGAAACCCCGTCAACCTTGACCTGTTTAACACCGTCACAACGCCGATAGGTTAACCTTATGAAGCTAGAACAGACGATGGAACCTGTACTTAAAACACAGATGGAGCTAGAGGCGCATGAAAAAGAGTGTGCTATCCGGTACGCCAACGTGCAAGAAAAACTAGAGTCACTTGACAAACGTATGTGGCGCTTAGAAGCGATGATCATGGGAAGCACGATCCTAGTCGTAGCTATGGTCGTCTCTGTATTTATGGGATTTAGGTAAAGATGGCTACTATTACAAACGACCAAGAACTTCGAGATGAGATGGGCAGACTGGCAGGCCAAGACTTGCCCAAAACTCCTGTTGCTCCTATCACCCCCACGCCTGATGAAGACATTTCAGACATTACGCTAGGGGACGCACCAGTCACCACCCCCGTGTTTGCAGATGAAACGGCTCTCGATGTCGGAATACCCATGCCCCCCTCACCTAACGTGGGGCAAGTCGCACAAACCACAGAAGTAACTCCAGATATCAAAGAACTGGGCGGTGCAAAAGCGGCACAATTAACACCAGACAGTCCCTACGTAGACATGACCGGCGTAGAGGGCACCGTATCTGCAGGTTCTATCGCACAGGCCGCGCAGGCTGAACTCGATCCCCGCGCAACCACGCAGTATCAACTTGGGGAGTTGATGAAGAGCTTGGAGACTGGTGGTCCGATGCCTGCATGGGCAGCACCGCAGGTTCGTAAAGTAAACGCTATGATGCAAGCTCGTGGGTTGCCAGCATCTTCTATGGCATCTGCAGCAATCACACAGGCTCTTATGGAGTCGGGTGTGCAGATCGCAGCAAAGGATGCTGACAAGTATGCCACAATCCAGATAGCTAATCTAAACAACCGCCAGCAAACCGCCCTTGCAAATGCGGCAACTTACGCTGCTATGGACAAGGCAAATCTCTCCGCACGGTTGCAGGGAGCGGTCACAGAAGCACAGGCGCTACTGTCCGTGGACCTCAAGAATCTTGACAATAAACAAAAATCCGATACACTTACATATAGTAGTCTTGTACAGGGACTGTTCAAAGACGCGGCGGAAGATAATGCGCGTAAACAGTTCAATGCTAAAAATGAATTACAGGTAGAAGAGTTCTTCGCTGAACTGGGTTCGCAGGTCGAGACGGCCAATAAAAATCGTACAGCAGCCATGCGGCAGTTCAATACTTCCGAAGCCAATGCGATGTCGCAGTTTAACACGCAAGTCAAGGACTCGCGAGAGAAGTTCGAAGCGCAGATGGGCTTTGCCATCGAACAGTCAAACGCTGTGTGGCGCAGAGAAGTAAACACCGCGAACACGGCGGTGCAAAACGAAGCGAACCGCATCGATGTAATGAACATGTACAATGCCACTATGACGGCCATAAGCAATATGTGGCAACAGATGCGAGACAACGCCTCGTGGAACTTTACCAAGTCGGAGAATGATCTGGCCCGCAGACACGACTTGGCAGCTATTGCAATGCAGTTTGCAAATTCCCAAGAGATGTATTCCAGAGAACAGAAGGACCGGATGGCAGGGGAGCTTGCTAAGTTCCTTGCGAATTTGGTGATATAACACATGTTAGATTTTGCTAATCTTATCAAAGGCGCTATCGACTTCGGGGCGGACTTTCTCCTCGGAGAAGAAACATACGACGACGACGCTGTGAACGTAGCTAGTACAAAGTCACGTTCTGGAGGGTTTCTCGACACGCTACGTGGCGGTTTAAAGAAGACAATGGAACAGGGTGAGGCTCGTGAAGAACAGCAGCAACAGTTGCGACATCGATCACCTCCCGGAACTCGCGTGGGTTCGCGGCCAGCATTTCAGGCAGAACGTATGTCACGTGTTAATCCGCTGTTAAATAATCCTGCAGCACAAAGAGCATTTCGTAATCTACAAAATCGTGCCTACGCTAACAACGATATGAACCGTATCGGACGTGAACTGCGCGTGGCACTAACCCGTCGTCAGGGACAGCGGACTATCGGCGTCGAACCGGCTCGTGCGCCAAAGGTAACGAGAACGGCAGCAGCTAATGTACGCAAAGAACCAAAGGCGGTAACTTAATCATGGCAGAGACTGACGCACAGATTTTAGGCAGGGCTTCTCCCGAGAACATGGACCCGTTTGCTTACGCTCCTCCGGGTCACAGTTTAACAGAAGACAACTCACGCTGGCCGTGGGGTAAGCCGCCCCGGGACGCGGACCCAGAAGTTGCATTCCAAAAAGTTATCGACGGCGTAGAGAAGAATAAAGAGGAGCTAATGAAGCTCCTGATGGTTGGCATATCTATTGAGGTGGCTGTGGAAAGTATCTTGATGCAAGGATTTCAAGAGGGCAAGTTCTCCCCCGACGTTGCTCTGATGATGAAGCCAATGCTTGGACTTGTAATAGCAGACATGGCAGAAGACGAGAATATTCCCTTCCGTTTGTTTGAAAATGAGGGTGCCTTGGATCAGGGTAAAATGGATGACAAGACGTTCTTCCGCATGATGAAAGAAAACAACCCGCGTATGTTCGAGCAACTACGTGAAGAGATGAATAAGCAGATACGAGACGGCACGGCTCCCCGCGAACCTGCCGAGCGTAACTTCCTGAACATGGAAGGGGATGAGTAATGGGTGTAGGTGCAGCATTCGCCGCCTCGTTCTTCGGCGAGATTAACGATATAAAAAGAAGAGAAGCAGCGGCGCGACGAGAAGAAGAATTAAAATCAGAAGAGTTTCAGAATCAAATAAAACTTATGCGGGCACGGGTCGATTATCAGGCTGATATAGATCAGGCAAAGTATGATCGAGAGGCTGATGATCGTAAAGATGACGCGTTTATGACTTGGTTTGGTCATCTCGATGATACGGAACGTGTAGCAGCTATGCGAAATTCATCTGTAGCACGTAGATTACGAGGCATCATAGGAGTAGGCGCATTTGGTGACGCGTTTTCTACAGCGAATCTTATGGATGAAGGCGCAAACAGCTACGCCTATGCGGGAGGTGCCAACCTGACTCTTAGCATTCCTCGTAGCGACGAAGATTTTACCTATAAAGATTACGGCATATTCGACGAAGGACGCATGTTTTGGAGTGATATGAATACGTATCTATCCGATGAAACTCGGCGCGAAGAATTTGTAAACTTTATGCAGAATGAAGTAAATGCGGAAGCATTAAAAATGCTGGCAAACGATGTTCGTAAAAACGAAGCAAACGTGAGAGTGGGTTGGCGAAACTCACAGACACGTGATAATCCCGGTCGTCCTGCTAGTGAGATACAGAGCTACGACTTGAGAGGGACACACAGCCATGCTGTAGAGGTTTTTGAATTACTGGGTCTCGCGAATGCTGAAGATGATGTTCGCAGCACACTTAAACACGAGTTGGTTTACGACGAAACTAAAGAAGACGTTCTCTTCTTGAATGTCGAGGGAATGCGGGGAGGAACAGCAGAGAGACAAGAACCCGTCATAATGTCACTTGAAGATATTCAAGACTTGACACTACTGGCTGATCAAACGGGTTACAAGGATGCACAGGACCTTGCACTAGGATTCAGCTTCACCGGGGTATATGAGCCAGAAGAGGGTGAGACGCGTGGCGAAGCGGCCATGAAGCAGAACAATACTCTCATCCAAGCTGCCCGCCTAAACAGGAAATACGGAAACTACATACGGTCTGCCAGCACTGACCCGACTCAGGACAGGGCTTTCATGCAGGATTTAGCAGTAGCTTCAGGCGGCACTATGGAAGGCGGCGTTATTACTGGTGCAAATCGGAACAAGATGGTTAATATTCTAGCCATGCTGCGACCCACACCAGCAGGGCTGTTTAAGAAACCTAAGAAGAATATCTTTGCTTCGAACGAACACTATCAAATGTCTTCGAATGTACGCGTGGCAGAATTTATGGCGGAACGGAGTGGTATAAAGAAGGAAGATTTTGTCATAGGCTTCAAGGCTCAACAAGATACGATTGTGCTTTTAGATCGCTTGATTGAGTTAGAAACTGTAGAACTTAGCGAAGCCACGGGTCAAGTTCGAGACCTCATAGGTTTTGGTAAAGCTATGATGGTGCAGTTAAAACAGCTAGGTAACACGGGCGCAGAATTACTTGGCATAAGAACCCTTCTTGAAGACAAGATTTTCACTGATAACACAAAGCAGGGAACAGACGAGGTCAGCATTACGAATGTTGTTAATAAGCTCCGGGACGAAGGGGTACTAGATATTGACTTGGCTGAACTATCAGAAGCAGATGCTATCCGCCTGTCTCTAGCTGCAAAGATGGCCCGCGCAATCGATCCTGCAGGTCGTCTGTCCAACCAAGACTTTGAAATCCAGCTTCGCAGGTTGGGTGGTGGCAACCTAGACACACCAGAAGGTATCGCCCGTAAACTCGCTACTGTAAAGGCGGAGTTTGAAAGAGACCTTATAACCAAGAGTTATATGAATAAGTTGTACGAGACCAACGCCGAAATAACTCCGGGTGCTGCCCGTCGCATCGATGCCTACTTTGAACTTAGAGGGTTCGAGGGACTTATGTATGGTTCGGGGCTACCGTATCAGATGACAACGGATACAGGGGAAGTCGTCAGTAACGTAGCAGGTGAAGCGGGCGCAGCGACAGTAGAAACAGATATCGTCACAGTTACACCCGAGGCTGAAAAATACTTTAAAACAGGCTCCTATCGAACTAAAGACGGCGCTGACGCTCCCTTTGGATACGATCCTGTCACTAAGGAGATGGGTGTGGTGGTCAACGGAGAGTTTATCCCTTTTGGCGATTTCGAAAAGCGTGAGATCGTAAAAATAGAGAAAGAGCAAAATAGTGGCAATACAGCAAACTAATAACGCTCCTGTAATTACAGAGACGCAGAGACCTCCTAATATTGTTGCCACTCCTTCTCTGGCAACGCTTTCTGGTGTGGATTACCAAGCCGCCAAACAGAGTCTTGAAGAGCAGAAAACGGAAGCTCCTGCTACCTACGAACAAGCTCTGGAAACAATCCGGAGCGGGCAACCCTTGACTCTTAAAATGCCCGGTAATAACACGAAGACGTTTGGACCAGAGTTTCAAGCGGCAGCAGACGTGCCTGCTTTTCAAGACTCTTTGAGAGCATTTGTAGACGGGCAGGCCCAGCCTGAATCTGCAGGAGAGGTTCAGTACGCGTTTAAGACTGGTGTTCCAGAGTGGATGACTGACCCTAGTTCGGTGTCACGGGCAGAACTCTATCGGAAGAGTCGTGAGGATATTGACACTCTCCTCAAACCTGTTCTCCCAGATGCGCGAGTTCGTCAGGTGTTTATCGATGAAATGGTCACTGGCGACTTTATGACGGATTTGATGCGTAGATACAGAGAAACAGAGGCAGGTATTACGTCACTCGGGGGATACGCCGTAGGGGCTGTCGCCGCTGCATCGAGTGCGTTTCAAGCCGCTGAAAGAAAAGGGACACTCGGTAAGGGAGGTTTTACAGAGGAGTTTATGTCTCGCACAGGCATGATGTCCAACATCAATAACAGGTGGGGTCAGTGGATTTCAGATAACTCTAACATGCTCCAGCCTCGTGTAAAAGATTCGTATAACGAAATGTTACACGAAAGCCTGAAGAAACGACTTACTGAAGAAGAATACAACGCTATAGCCTTTGAACAGGTCGGCACTGGAGAGCCTGTACTTCGTGAGTTCGTCGATGAAAACACTGCCCAGTCTTTAAACGACTTGTCATTTAACCAGCTTCCTAACATGCTGCAGTTTGGCGTCATGGTAGGTGAAAACCTATTCCCGTTTGTGGGTATTTTCGGCCAAGCAAAGTTGGCTAGAGGTAGAGACTTTGCCCGCGTTCTTAAAAAGGCGGCAAAGGACAACCCGGAACTTCTCGAAGGGCCGTGGGGTTCCCGCAGTTTTGAGGAAGTTTATACGATTCTCCGCGAGAACGACAAGATTAAAAAGTATCACGACGACGTTGTACGTATCGGCCTTGAAGACATCCGTATAACAGGTCAGCGCAACGAGGCTAAAGCTGCCTACGATCAAGCACATTCCCGCATGAAAGCACTCGAAGCGGAAGGGAAGATTAACACTCTTGAGTACAGACGGGCAGAAAGTGACTTCGTAAACAATCGTCGTATGTACCGCAGAAGCATGTTGCGCGATGAGATCGTTCCTTTGATAGCTCCCGGAGCTTCCGACATTGTCCTTCTTTCTACGGCACAATACTATGGTCGCCAGTGGCTAGGGGGGATGTTTGGTAACGACCCGGCAACAGGAGAGGCAGTAGGAGTCTTAGGCGGCGCAGTTCTTTTAAGTCCGGTGAAGACAGTGCTAGGAGCAACAGGAACCGGCATTAAGAAAAGTGTCGGATTTGTAGGAGAGAAGGCGCTTCGTCCTATGGAAGTAGTCAGTGAACGGTTACCGAGTTTGCCGCTGATGGGTTCTATGAATTATATTTTCAAGACCATAAGCGAAGCAAAAAATGCCGTAACCTTCAAACCTACCTTCGTCACTGATTACGAAAACAATGTTTTCATTCCACTGCACAATAGAGCAATGACTCTTACAGAAAGAGGACAGGTAAACCGTATGTTCTCTTTCGTAGGAGAGTTGAACCGCGACGATCAAATGCGACTGGCGGCAGGACTACAACAAAGCTCCGAAGTGTATGAGAGAGTGGTCAACGCATTCCCGGCAGGTAGCGCACAACAGAGAAGAGCTATGGAGTTATTCTCTACCAGCTTTGGTGACATGTCACTTCTACCCGTATTTCAGGGTGCAAAATTAGATGCCATGAACAACCTTCACTTGTCGGCTAAAAGAGGCGAGAAGGTTATGACGGTAGATGCGTTTCATCTGAATCAACGCATGGAAGAAATGACGAACGCTGCAGAGCTTGCACTTAATAACTTCGAAACGCACGTCATGGAGAATGCAATACCCAGTGAAATCGGCTCCCTAAAAGAGATCATAAAGAAGAACAGAGCCGTAATTAGGGCTAATCAGGAGCGTGTAAAACGGGGTTACTCAACTATTGAGAACGGCCTTAGAAAAGCAGAGCTTAATCTCGGAAGATCGTTAGGAGACGATCTGCCCACCACGTACGTAGCAGACATAAATCGCACGAAAGTCCTGTTAGCAGAGAAGCAACTCGGTCGGCTTCTTACTGTGGAAGAAGAACGAAAAATTTTCGATGAGACGGAGAAGAACTGGTACGACAACTTTGAAGCTCGTATAGATCAGATTATGACTCAACGAGATAACACAGCAGTATTTCGTCAAACTATGAACCGCGCTTTCGAAGACTTGCTGCACGCGCAACTAGATTTCGCAACAGCAAAAGCAGACACAGCGTACGGAAAGGTTCGTATCCATCAGATCAATAAAACACAAAAAGGCGTAGCTAACTTAGACGTAGGTCCGGCTGTTGAAAAAATGATGGAGATATCGGGAGAGTCGGATATCGTTCAGATGTTCGGTGCAGAGGGCGTCTTCTTTAACGGTGTAGTCGGTAAACGAGCGCGTACCGTTTTTGAAAACATGGTTACAAAAGGTCTCAAGAAACTCGATAAAGATGCTATGCAGTACTACGAACAGATGGTGATCGATTCGGGCGTCCTGTCACCAGAAGAACTTCGAGACATGCTAAAGACACGAGAAGGTCGTATCGAATTCGGACTGTTGTTGCATCAGCATGTAGATGAGGTCAGTATTTTCTCCGATGTCACCCTCGAAGAAGCAGACCTCCTTCGTAGAGCGTTTCGCGATTACGGCTACAAAACAACAAATAAAGCCGTAGGCGCACAGTATGGTGAGTTTCAAAAGTTTCTAGACGAGCTAATCAAGGAACAGGATGAAGAAGGGTTTGAACTTCTCAGTGAGGCCCGGGCAACCTATCAGGATTTGATTGGGGATACCCAGCGACAGGGCGGAACTTTTGCGCGACTAGACAAGTCTGCAAAGGGTGGTGATCGTGTGTCCACTGACATCAACGATCCGTATCGTATTTTTTACTCTGACATCACGCCCGGAGAGATGTTTGATCCTATACTGCAGCCCTTAGACACTCTTATGAGAGGACAGGCGCGGAATAGAAACGATGTTCTGGGACAACTTCAAACCCGCGTGTCAGAGATGTCTCGCATGTTCGGAGACAGAGTTCTGATTGACCCCATTACAGATACGGTGATCGATGAGAAGACAGCTTCTCCAGAGATTCTTGAACGTGCTATCTCTACTGTGGCATTCGATGCAAGCAAGCCTGACAGTCTCAAAAAATTAAACACAATCCAGAAAGCCTTGTACATGGGTGTGTTTGATAGGTGGGGTAGAGATGTTACGGGTGAGCGCAGGTTCGACATTAAAAGTGTTATTCCTACCAACTTCCAAGAATCTGAAAGGGCTGCACTGGTCACCGACAACATGCGTATCAGTGTTGTAGAAATGCAAGCTGATGGCACTAAAAAAGTCGTTCAAAAACCTGCCGTTGTCTTAGAAGATATCTATCAAGCCGAGAATGATATTGTTGACGCTCTTATCGAAAGACAAGACTTAGAAAAGAGTTTTAACGAGTGGAAAGAGGGGATGAACATCGATCTTAGCGACATGCGTAATCAAGCTAAGATTGACTTAGATATCGAGTCGGAAACTGTAAAGTTGTTGGAGCAATTTTCAGGAACTAAAAATGCTCGACAGTTTTATGATAACTATATCACCGGGCCTGAAGATATAGACGATCTTCGCGCTGCTTTTATAGAGAATGCGCGGAGAGTTGCAGATGGTCCGTGGGGAAAGGCGCAGGCGGACGAGGCAGCTAAAGAGTTCGAGGCAGGCATTATGTCGCTTGTATATCGTGGACTCTTAAATGTTGGAGAGTACGGACCATCAGGTAAAGTCGGGTTCAAAGAAGTGCCGACAGAATTTAGTGATATGAAAGCCGCGCAAGCTGCAACTATGAAGCAGTTTAATAACACGGCAGCTATGCTAGGGGAGCTAGACAATCCAGAGATATACTCCCAGATAGAAAAGGTTCTCGGCTCTAAAGGCGCAGAGTATCTCAAAGATATCACCTTTATCATGCATCAAAAGAGCATGGATGCTGTGGCAGTTAGTGGCATACCCAAAGGGATGTCTCTAGAGAGCTTGATTAGTAAGGCGTACAACTGGAGACGCGGCATGGTCGGCACCCCGTTCCTTGCCACAGAACTCGGACTACGGCTGCTTGCTCAGTCAAACACTAGCGCACTTCTCTTGGCAATGACTAACCAAGATGCAGGACGAATCATGCGAGACATCATAGACAAGCCCGAGCTTGTTAAGGGAAGAGACTGGCAGCGATTCGACGATTACATGAAAGAATTCCTTCTAACAGAGTTGGTCCGTTCTGGGCACGACAACATCGAAGGAATGATGGCAGACTACTCAGACACAGACCCTATAGAAGAGGAATCTATTGATGAAGAAAAAGAGTAAGCTCAAGGGCTACGCTTACGGATCGATGGTCCGTAAACCCATGTACGGGGGCGGCATGGCTATGTCTGCGAACCCGATGATGGATCGTAAGATGAAGATGGGCATGTCCGGTAACATGGGCATGGGCATGGCTAATGGTGGTGAAGCAAAGAAGTTCGCGGCTCTTGCACCGCCCTTTGACAAAGCAACCTATGCTGACAAGATTGCAGGTGCCACTAAGAAAGCCTAAACGTAGCGGCCAGACCTCTCGTATATTTCGTCGTTGATAGACTTGAGATACCTGATGAGGCTGGCTACTTTGTAGGTAGCTTCGTAGCTAGGCATACCTGCTTCCATAGTTTTAATAAATACTTCGGGGTCAACGGACTGGGTTTCCAGTTCGATGTCCCCGTTTTCATTTAGGAACACTTGTAAATTAAACAGGGTAGCCTTTGATTTCTTTCGCTTGTTCATAATGAGTTCGCAGGTCCGAAATAGGTAGGTTGTGGCAGTCTGCCCGTACCTCGTAGCCGTTGTCTGGGTCAAGCTGACCCTTCTTCATAAACACGGACTTATCGAAGTACTCTTCCTTTGACAGGTATCCGAGGAACCAGCCTTTGGAGAAGTCTTTTAGGATGCGTGTGAAAGCGTAGATGTCACAGTCTTGCTTCGTATTGAAGTTGCTGATGCTACAGGAGTAGTAGGGCAGAGGAGTTGCCGACGTTTGTTTTGTCTTCACTTCTACCTTACGGCCATCGTCAAGGATGATATCGTAGTCATACGAATTTAGCCACGAACCCCCTAAGACCTTCAAGACCACCTGTTCGCCGAGGAAGCCCGCTACGCTGCCGCCGCCTCTTAGAATAGAATTATGTAGTAAACCCATCTCAGTGGCCTTCCTACGGCCAGCAAGAAGCATTTTGTCAGTTATCTTTACTTCGATCAATGATCTTTCTCCACTCCTCGTAGCAGGGATGATTACGAGGAGGTTCGTGCTGAACCCATCCCTTACCCTGCTTCCATACGGGAGGTTTACTTTTTTTGTCTGCCATTCTTAAACCTATGCTTGAAGAATACAACTAGATTAATTGCAGTATTGACAGTGATAGCTACAAGGAGCCACCACTGCCACCACGTAGGCATGTCTCCCCCATCGATCATGCCGCATTCAAGTCTACAACTTCACACACACCTGCTGTACACGCAAGTTCACGGGAACCAGACGTATTGTCTTCGCGCTCATATTCAGACAAGGCTTGCCAGTCGATATTCAATGTTCCGTATCTTTGTTGCCATTCAAGATAGTCTTCACGCTCAACGTCCTGATACGGTGCTTGCTGATATGTATGATCGCTGTGTGGCAGAAACGATACGCCCGATGCCACGTCGAAGTTTTCGTACACCCATGCACCCACATCCATCCACTCGTGTTCCTTCACCGTGATGGTGACGGACGGCTTGTGTTCGCACCAGTGAATAGCGTACGTCTTCCACAACTCTAGCTGTTCGATAGCCGTCATCTCGTCCCGCGTAACAGCGCCGTCAGGTGCTTTCATGGCAAACGAAAAGACGGTAGTCGAGTCCGGCTTCATCACGTCAGCCTCACTGTACACTCCTTGCTCCTTGAGGAACTGTGTCAGAGGGTCTTTATTGTCGCCACGGACTGTGCGGATATAGTAGTCGTTGTGTCTAGCGTGAATGCCGCTTGCAGCGTCCACCAGTTGCGATACAGTACCCGACGGTTTTACACAAGTTATAGCAGCCGACTGTGGAATACCAATTGCGTTTGCGTACTTGAGATTCGTGTCTACGGCGACTTGCTTCATCTCTTCGAGCCAGCGAGAGGAATCGACGGTTTTTGATAAAACTGGATGATCCATGATACCAGTCAAGGATACGCCCAACAAGCGTTCTTCTTCTGTGTTTGTCTTCCATACTTTCCTCAAGTACTTGAAGTCTGTGAGTGTGGACTGTAAGGTGCCCAAGATCGTGGCGAGACGTACCTTACGCTTGAGGTCATCCAAGCTATCCGTCTCACGCACCACAACCTCTGACAAGTTACAGAACTGGTACGGACGAAGGATAATCTCAGAACACGGATTCGTACCCCACATGTGTCCCTGTTCACGGCGTCCGTTACGGCCTACCTGTACATCCGCAGCTTCACGGTTGAAGATGCCCCGCTCACCCGACTTCGAGTCGTAGAGAGCTAGCCACTCGCGCATAAACGTGCCCATCTCGGGTTTAGTCTTGTACGCTACAGAATTGTTAGCGAGTCCACGCTGACCGTCACGATAGATGCCGAGTTCTGGCTCATCCCACCACTCACCGGACTTGGCGTGACGCATCTGATCATCGTTGAGGTTCGACAAGGAGATGAGA